GGCTGGCCGCCAGAATCTGAAATCGAGGAATACAAAAGTAATGGATTCGCCGTATATCCGGCGATGGTGACATGGCTGGAGCCGAAGAAATGAGCGAAGACCGCCCGCAATACCAAGCCGCGAATAAATCGTTTGTGGACCCGACCCCGACGCCGATCGAACTCGCCAAAAAGCTGCGACATCTGTCGAACGACATAATGGTTCTTAGCGCGGAAATACAATACGTCGGAGGCTTCGGGCAGATGGCCAATATCTCTGCGGCGATGGAACTCAGCGCGAGAAACCTGCGCGCGTGGGCATACGAGATCGAGGAGGCGCAGGGATGAGCAAGTACACGCCAGGGCCGTGGGTCATCGACTGGAATGTTGCAAGGCTGGACATTTTTAGCTCAGATGCAAAAGTTTTAGTGGCGTCATTGCGCCGATCGGCCATGTCTCCGGCCATCGACGAGGCTGCCCGCGCCAACGCCCGCCTGATCGCCGCCGCTCCCGGCCTGCTCGCGATGCTGGTCGAAGCACACGACATCATCGACGCCATCGGGCAGCCGGATACCGCCGATGTCGCTGCGCGGATGCGGGGCGTGATCGCGAAGGCGAAGGGGGAGGCATGACCCTCCCAGATTGGATCACCGTCATCTGCATCTTCATCATCATGCTGATCATTGCAATTTACGATTAGGAGCTAATCATGTCCCGCCATGTTGTCACATTCTTCGCCATCTCTCTTCTCATCACCTTCCTCTTTCTCGGCTATTATCAGTTCAAGACTTCATCCAGCCTGGTCGACATTGCCGACTCCATCCTGCACGCGGGCGTCGTTCTTCTCCTCTGGAATTATCTCATGACCAGGACTTGACATTCATTGCGACATTTGCGACAATTCAAATCCGCACCAACCAATCGACAGGAGTCTCTCATGCCGAGCATCACGTACACAGTCACCGAAGAAGTCAGCGAGGAATTCCTCGCAGCAATACCCGACCGAGCACAGTTCGCTTTCGAAGCACTCATCGACCCGTATCTGATTGAATCGCAGTCCAACGGTAACCTTGCTTGTCAAATGACTTTCTCCGACGTGCCTGACACAATCTACGACTTTGACGAACTTCGCGCTATCTACGATCCGATCGACGAGGACGACTCCGATGAGTGACATCGCCGCAAAGGTTATTGACCTCCGCCAGCGTGCAGCCCGCGGTGAAGAGGTCACTCTAGAAGAACTGCGCGAAGCGGTCCAGCACATTCGCGTCAACCGCACTGCAGTTCAGCTCGCCGCCACTGCCAAGAAGCAGGCTAAGACTCCGCTCTCTGACGAGGGCGTCCTGGACCTGTTCAAATGAACCCTTCCGTGTTCATCGTCGTCCAAGTTGGCGTGTACCGCCACAACATCGTGCCACAATGGTTCTCGAACTACAATGATGCAGTGGCTCAAGCAGTTCGTCTGTGCGAAACCAACGTGGACACCTACCATCACTACGAAATCTTTGAGCTGAAGTCATCCAAGCCTGACACGTTTAGCGCGGAAGACGACGCCTATCAGATCGCCGAAGTTCGGGCTACCTTCAACGCCAAGACTCAGGAGCGCAAGATTCATGTCCACAATTACCCTTCCTGAAGAATTCCCCCGCGCCTGGGACTCAACCATCCACTCCGCTTGGAAGGGCTGCAAACACAAGTGGTGGAGAAAGCACGTGCTCGGCCTTAAGTCCAAAGGCAGCTCGATCCACCTCCACGCTGGCGGGGCGTTCGCCTACGGGGTCGAAACCGTGCGCAAGGCTTACTACGCCAAGGGCTTCAGCGCCGAAGACTCCGTTGCGCTCGGCATCGACGCATTGGCGCGCAAGTGGGGTCTCGATCCGCTCGTCACCGATGATCACAACAAATCCCTACCGAACATGCAATACGCCCTGATCAAGTACTTCGACCACCATCAGCTCGGCGTTGATCGCTTGATCCCTCACCAACTCTCCACCGGCCCGGCAATTGAAGTTAACTTCGCCTTTCCGCTCCCGATCAATCACCCTGACACGGGTGAGCCCATCCTGTACTGCGGACGTTTCGACATGCTGGCTAATGACTCCGGCCTGCTCTGGGTAGTTGACGAGAAAACCACCGGGCAACTCGGCGCGACATGGTCCAGCAAGTGGGAGCTTCGCGCGCAGTTCATCGGCTATGCGCTCGGCGCTCAAATGTACGGAGTCAAAGTCGCAGGGGCTGTGGTGCGCGGCGTAGCCCTGTATAAGAACGACGTCGGCTTCGCTGAGGCGATTGTCCAACGTCCGCAGTGGATGATCGACGAGTGGGTCGAAACGCTTTACTCTGACATCAATGACGCGATCAATTACTGGAAGCTGCAGAAATTCCCCAAGGTTTTCGATGACGCGTGTAACGCCTATGGCGGCTGCCCCTTCCACCGCCTGTGCACCACCCCCAACCCTGAACCTTTCATCGAGGCTTACTATGAAATCGATCATTGGAATCCGCTCGACTTTGGCAAGGGGGATGCGGATTAAATTGCGCAATTAACCGGGGATGAAATGTGCAAACCCTCGTCTCCTTATACGTTGGCTCTCGTCTTATTTGCCGCCGACCGGCTTCTCGAAGATTCCCCGACGAGCCGGAGAATTCAACCGTATTTGTCTGCCATATGTGCGGAGAGTCTTGGGCAAGAGAACTCAATCCAGCAGCACCAACTCGATGGCTTACAGCTTTATCTGTCTGCCATCGTCATGACGACACTTATGCAGGTTCATTCCTTTACCCTAACTACGACACGTACCGCGCGTTTGATTGCAACGACTGGTCCCGTATTCCAAAGGAACTTCTGATTTATGAACTCCTCAACTACAACCCTAACGCATCGCTCACCCATCCCAGGCCTTAAGCAAATGCTCATGGGGCCGATCGGCACGGCCAAAACTTCCTCGATCCGCACATGGCTCGCGGCAGGAATTGAAGTCCGTGGCCTGTTCACCGAGCCTTCCTTCGAGGTTGTCGGCGACCTCAAATGCGAGGACGGCTTTCACTACCACTACATTCCCCCGGCTGCACCAGGCTGGGACTCGATGCTCGACTCGGCCAAGAAGATCAACACGCTCAACATGAAAGGTTTGGCTGGCCTCGATGACATGGACAAGAGGAAGTATAGCGGCTTCATGGATCTGATTCGCGCGTGCAATCTCTACACCTGCCACCGCTGCAAGAAGGAGTTCGGCGATGTAGCGGACTGGTCCACCGGCGTCGTGCTCTTCATCGACTCGCTAACTGGTATCAGCGAAATGGCCATGAACCTGACCGTCGGAGCCAAGCCGGTCAAGGACAAAGGCGACTGGCAGATCGCGATGGATCAGATCAAGCGCTTCGTTAACCAAGTCGCTACGGTCCCGCGCTGCCACGTCGTGCTGACTGGCCACGTCGAGATCGAGCTAGACGAAGTCGCCCAGCGTCCCAAGATCATGGTCTCGACCCTGGGCAAGAAGCTCGCTCCTACTCTCCCGATCTACTTCTCCGACGTTGTCCTCGCCATGCGTGAGTCGGGCAAGTTCTATTGGGCAACCGAGCTGGCCGGCGCCGAACTTAAACCACGGAACTTCCCGTTCTCTGGCAAACTTCCCGCCGATATTGGGCCGGCGATCTCAGTCTGGAAATCCCGCGGCGGTTTCATCGAGGAGGTGTAACATGGCATCCACGTTTACTGCTGCAGTCCACCTTGCCGTCGATGTAAAGATTGTCAAGTACCTCATCCCCACTTCAACTGCTTACACTCTTACCGTTACTGACGTCAATGGTGGCACTGCCGAGTTCACCATCTACTGCAACTCAGAGCAGCCCAATCCCCAACTTGAAATGCTTTTTCAATCACAGGAGGAATCACTTAGAATAATCAAAGACTGTCGCAACTACGAAAACCAGCGTTAATCCGCAATTCCAATCTCAATCAAGGACTCAAATCATGTTCAACGAAGAAAGCTTCCTTTCCGCCTCCGTCGAAACCTCGTTCGATACCCGTCGCCTGCCCATCCCTGCTGGCGAGTATACCGCCGTCATCAAGGACATCAAGCCGCGCATCAACGTGCAGGGCAAGAAGGACCCCTCGATGTTCTATTCGTTCCTCGACTATGAACTCGAGATCCAGCTCACGCCCGACGCACAGCAGCAGATGGCGACGGATCAGACCACGATCAAGCGCTCCTACAGCGTGTCGATCGAGTTCGACGAGTCCGGCACGAAGCTCGCCAGCGGCAAGGGCAAGAATGTTCCGCTCGGCAAGTTCCGCGAGGCACTTGGGCAGAACGACAGCGGCAAGCCGTGGTCCCCGCGCGATCCGATCGGGAAGATGATCACTGCCAAGGTCACCCATCGCCTCAATCAAGAGGGTGATCCGGTCGATCAGATCGATGCGATTGTCGCACTGTAACCTGTTGTAACCTGAGCGGGGCAGGCATTGCGCTTGTCCCGCTCTTTAACTGGAGTCGCCCCATGACCACCGAGTATATCCCGATCGACCAGATCGTCATTAGTCAGGACCGCCAGCGCAAGCACTTCGACGAGGTCGAACTGAGCGAACTCGCCAATGACATCCTGACCAATGGCCTCTACCATCCGCCTGTCGTGCGCGTCGAAGGTGCTATGATGATTCTCGTCGCGGGCGAGCGCCGCCTTCGTGCGCTGAAATCTCTTGCGTTCCTCGATCAGAATTACCTCTACAACGATCGAGTCGTGCCGGCCGGCTACGTACCCGTGAACAACATCGGAGTTGTCTCGCACGACGTCGCGACCGAGATCGAGCTCCACGAAAACATCAAGCGGCAAGACATCACCTGGCAAGAGCGCGTTGATGCCGAGTCGCGCCTGATCGAACTCCGCCGCGATCAAGCCATGCGCGATGGCAAGCCTGCCCCATCCCTCGCCTCGATCGCAGCCGAAGCCAACACCTATCCCAACCCTCTCCGCGAGTCGGAGATCATCGCCAAGCATCTCGACAATCCGGCCGTGGCCAAAGCAGCGGACAAGAAAGCTGCCATGAAAGCTGTCGAGCGCATCCGCCAAGAAACCTATAATCGCAACATGGCAAAGGAGCTGAATCAATCCAAGCCCGAGTCCCGGCACACCTTCATCCAGGGTGATGCGATGATCGAGCTCGGCTCCATTCCCTCGGAAAGCTTCGATTGTATTCTCACTGACCCACCCTACTTCGTCGGGGCAGATACAATGGGCGCGCAAGCCAATGCGAATGGTCGCGACTACGACGACTCCCCGGATCAGTTCACCGACTTCATGCTGACCCTCGCGGAGGAGACCTACCGTCTCGCCAAGCCCGACGCGCACGGCTATATCTTCTGCTCGATCGAACGCTTCTGGGAACTCTCGGCAATCTTCGAATCGGTCGGCTGGGACGCGTGGCCTCGCCCAATGATCTGGCACAAAGGCAATCTTGGCGCAGCTCCTCGGCCCGACTACGGCCCACGCTATACCTACGAAGCAATCCTCTACATCATGAAAGGAAAGCGCCGTGTCAACGATCTGCGAACTGATGTCCTTACATATCCTGGTGTCATGTCTCGTCTCCACCCCGATGAAAAACCTGTTGGATTGTACGAAGATCTCCTACGCCGTAGTTGCAACGTCGGGGACACAGTGCTCGATCCGTGCGGAGGTTCGGGCACCACTTTCGCCGCTGCTAACCGTCTCACCCTCACCGCGACAGTGATCGAGCAGAGCGAGTTGTATTCTGGCATTGCCCTCCAGCGCATCAATTCTCAGGAGTAGTCATGGACATACTTCGCATCTACTATCAACAAGGATATCGAGACGGCGTGTTTCGCGGAATCTTGGTCACTATAGCTTTCTTTGCTGTAATTGCCCTTATCCGTTATTATTTTACTGGAGCTTAACATGGACAATCGTGCTTTCTCTATCGTCTTCGACGAGTGCGTGCAGGAACTTCGCCAGCTCGGCCGACTGAAAGGCGGCGAGTACGCCCAAGAGGGCGACCGGCTTTCCAACTTCAAGTTGAATGGCGAACGTTTCAACATCCACCCGCTGCAGACCTGGGCCATCCACGTCGCCAAACATCAAGACGCCATCGACACTTTTATCCGCGATGTGGTCTCTGGCAAGACGCGCGAACGCGCCGAGTCAATCGAGTCCCGCGCACTGGACATCGCACTCTACATGATCCTGTTCATCGCGCTCAATCGCGAACTGAATGGCCAAGGCGACGATACCTCTGCGGAGATTCGCCATCTGATCTGGGAAGACGAGCACAACAAGGGGTAATGTAAAATGTCCTGCCGATCCTCCGGTCCCGCCGACTCCAAGATCATGATTGTCGGAGACATTCCCTCCGAAGAAGATATGAAGACCGGCGTGCCGTTCTCGGGTCAGTCCGGCCTCGAACTCGACCGCATGTTGCACGAGGCCGGACTTACTCGATCCGAATGCTTCCTGACCAACGTTGTCCGCGACCGCCCTTATCGCGGCGACATCCGCGCTTGGATTCCCGAGACCAAGAAAGACATTCAGCCGGGTTATGTCCCATACCTCGGCAAGACCATTCACCCTATCGTCAAGCAGGGAATCGAACTCACTCTCAAGGAGATCAGCCTTGTCCAGCCCAACGTTATTGTCGCTCTCGGATCTGTTCCCCTTTGGGCCCTCTGCCGGCTCGATGGAATCAACGCTTGGCGAGGATCACTTCTTACGATACAAGACAGCAGTTCTCGAACAGTTAAAGTCATCCCCTCTCTCCACCCTACAAGCGTACTTCGAAACTGGTCCCAACGAAATGTTGCAGTTCATGATCTGCGCCGTGTTCGAAGGGAAAAAGATTTCCCTGAGCGGAATCGAACTGAATATTCCCTGCTTATCCGACCAGCTTTCTGGGAAGCCCAACTTTTCCTGGAAGACTTGGGGAAGAGGCTGGATCGAACTCCCGAAGGTCTGTTTATTTCTTGCGACATCGAAACAAGGGGTCGTCGACACATTGCGTGTGTGGGCCTGGCGATATCCAGATTCGAGGCCATCTCAATACCCCTCATGGCAATTGGAGCGGATCAAGGTTACTGGCCCCTCGACGAAGAAGTAGCGCTGTTGGCTCAGCTGCAATACATCCTCACCCACCCCAACGCTCGCATTATTGGACAGTACTTTTCCTACGACGCGCAATACTTTGCGAAGGAGTTCGGCTGGAGGATCGACGCAGCACACGACACGCTTACTGCTCAGCAAACGCTCTTCCCCGGTACGCCTAAGGATCTGGGCTATCTCTCCTCGCTCTATTGCGTCGACCACGTTTACTGGAAGAACGAGGGCAAGGAATGGGATCTGAACTCCGGGAATGAGAACTGGGAGTACAACGCCAAAGACGCTTGTCGCACCTATGAAATTGCTCTAGCTCAAATCCCTATCATCGAATCGGCCAAGCTTCAGAAACAATTCGCCTTCCAGATGAAGCTGCAAAAGCACACGCTCACGATGATGCTGCGCGGACTAAACTACGACATCAAGAAAACGCCTGAGCTTAGCATGAAGTTGCACCTGCTCAAAGAAGAGCGGTTGAAAACACTTGCCTATCTGCTCGGCCACCCTATCAACCCTGCTTCGCCTAAGCAGATGCACGCGCTGTTCTACACCGACTTCGGTATCAAGCCTATCATTAGTCAGAAGACCAAGCGCCCGACGCTCGACGACGGAGCCATGCAGAAGATCATGGAGCGTGAGCCTCTGCTCAAGCCGCTGATCAACTTGATACTTGACTATCGTTCACTATCAGTTTTTAAATCCACGTTCGTCGACGCTAAGCTTGGCTCGGATGGCCGTATGCACTCGTCGTTCAACATCAACGGCACCTATACGTTCCGCATGTCCAGCTCCACTGACGCGTTCGACACCGGGCTGAATCAGCAAAACATTCCCACCGAGGAATCGAAGTCATTCGCCAAAGCTATCCAGCGCGGGACCGCCCACGAGTATCCTGATATTCGCAAGCTTTATCTTCCCGATGAAGGTCGTGTATTCTGGAACGCTGACTTGGACCGGGCCGACTTGCAGGTTGTAGTTTGGGAAGCCCGAGATCTGGAACTTATGCAGATGTTGCGCGAGGGCGTTGACCTTCACGTGGAAAACGCCAAGGTTCTGTTCGGCCTTATCGCTGGTCAGACTGTCACCAAGGCGATGCGCGGCTTTGCCAAGGCTTTCGTTCACGGAACTAACTACGGCGGATCAGCTTCAACTATGGCAACAGCCACGGGCGTTACGGTCAAGCAAGCTGCGTTGGCCCAAACCCGCTGGTTCCAGGCCCATCCCGGAATCAAGCAGTGGCACACGCGCGTGCTGTCCGAGATCACCACTACCCGCATGATTAAGAACAAACTCGGTTATCGCTGGGTGATCTTCGACCGACTCGAGACAGCGTTCACCGAAGCTCTTGCTTGGGTTCCACAGTCCACCGTAGCGTGTATCATCAACCAAGGCTTGGTCAACATCGCCGAGAACCTTCCGAACTCCGCTATCGTTCGTGACGAAATCGTTACCTATACCAATCCCGAAACGCTCCTTCAAGTTCATGATTCGCTCGCAGGTAATATGCCCGTCGGCTTTGATCCTAAGTTAATTCAGAATCAACTCCTCGTTGAACTCCCATACGATCCGCCCCTTATTATCCCGGCTTCAATCGAAATCAGTCCCGTGTCTTGGGGTGACTGTAAGTGAGTGCATTTAACGGGGTATGAAATGCGCAATTATTCCGACTGGCTGGCCGCCTTTGTCGATTACGCTAGTTACGGCGAGGCGCCGCCTTATATGTACAAATGGGTAGGAATTTCTACCATCGCCGGAGCCCTTCGTCGCAAGGTCCGGCTCAACATGGGGTACTTCGAATGGACTCCAAACTTCTACGTCATCATCGTAGCACCGCCGGGGATCGTCTCCAAATCTACTACAGCCGGCATCGGCATGGAACTTCTCCGCGAGATTCCCGGAATCAAGTTTGGCCCTGACGTTGTCACGTGGCAGATGCTCTCGCAGACCCTCGCCGAATCCTGTGAAGAGTACGTCGATTCCGAGGGCATGTTCCACAAGATGACCGCCCTCACGATCGAGTCGAGTGAGTTCGGCAACTTGTTTAATCCGCATGATCGGGAGATGGTTGACTTTTATATCACACTCTGGGACGGCAAACGGGGCAAATTACAAAAGGCCACGAAGACTTCTGGATCAGACGTTATCATCAACCCATGGGTCAATCTGATCGCCTGCACTACCCCTGCTTGGATCGCAGGTAACTTCCCTGAGTACATGATCGGCGGCGGCTTCACATCTCGCTGCGTATTTGTTTACGCTTCGGAGAAGCACAAGTACGTAGCCTACCCCGGACTAGTAATGCCGCCTAAGATCCTCGAGCAGAAAGTCAAGCTGATTCAGGACCTCGAGCAGATCTCCCTGTTGCAGGGCGACTATACAATCCATCCGGACGCGGTCGAGTGGGGCGAGGCATGGTACGTCAACCACTATAACAACCGGCCCATTCACCTGAATAACGAGCGCTTCGGAGGCTACATTGCGCGTAAACAGACTCACATGCACAAGCTCGCAATGGTTCTATCAGCCGCTCGGCGAGGCGACTTGCAGCTAACCGTCTCCGACTTAGAAGAGGCTAACGCCGAGCTTTCCGCGCTTGAAGAAATGATGCCAAAAGTCTTTGAACAGATCGGCAAGTCTGAAGATTCGCGCATCGCTGATGAAGTCGTCTCGATCATCCGCGGGCTTGGCGAACCGATTTACTCCGACGCGTTTGCAGTTTGTTTCCGCATTGTTCCCGACGTAGATCGCTTCAACGATCTCATCGAGTCGTTGAAGCAAGCTGGTCGCATCGCTCTGAAACCCGCGGGCAACACCGCTAGATTGGTAGCGCTCCGATGAGAACCTTTCTTCAGCTCCACTCATTGCAGGAAATCCATGGCATATGCTGCATGTATGGGCTTGCCTATTTTCGTCCCAGCGCTCGCGAAGTCGCAGCGCATTTCCAGTGTTCGGTTAGATCCATCCAACGTCTGCGTAAAAAGATTCGCAAAGGAGAGTTCAAATGTACCCGAGCCCTCCTTTGCGAACGGACCAAGCCTATTGCCTAAGCAACTGTTCCACCCCACGTTCAGCGTTGGTATTCCCCACGCCTGCCGGGTCATCGTGCAGGCGTTTTCTTTTGTTATTGACTGATTGTTGGATAGACGCTGCAGTAATTTTCAGTGCCCCAATCTTAACTTCCCGATTATACTTATTCATTTCTTTAATAGCTTCGCGACGCATATCAGCATCTTTCTCCACGATCGCATCGGCGTAGGATCGCAGCAACTCCGACTTCCGAGCGGCGTAGAACTGCACCATTTCCTGCCGGAGATAATAGTGCTCCCGCCCTGGCCCTCGGCCCTCTTCGCCAGCTGTCACAGATCTCGGCGTGAATCCACCCAGGTTCGCTGCGATCTCCACCAAGTGGCTCGGATTCGTTGTGTCGAACGAGGTAATCAGCGAGCCATTCGGCGAACGTTCCGCTCCCTCGTGCAGCCATCTATACGACTGCAGGATCCGATCGCCAAGCGCTGAGGGCTGAATCAACTCCAGTCTCTTCCACATCGGCAGCGAGTCGTCAGTCAAACCCCTCACCATTTGCAACGCTAGCGAAGTTGTAGCTCCGCCGACATCATTCAACCCACGAACCACTGACGTGTCAAAGTCTGCTGTGCTCCCGAGCAAGTCCATGCCAGGGATCACCCGCCCCATCGACACGCTCCCGCTCATATCTCCCAGATACTTCAGCCCAAATCCATGCCGCGCGATGCCGTGATCCAGCATATCCGATCCGTCGCCTAGCATCTCTTTAGTAAACTGCTTGATCTCATGCTTGACATTGACGCGCTTGTTCGGACTGCTCAGTAACCAGCTTGCCAACGATGCAATATCCTCAGCAAACGGCAAGCTGAAAAGCCCGCCGAAGAGGAACAGCACAGCCCACGCTCGCCACCAGCCCTTATCTCCTCCCATCATGAAGCTCAGCGCAGTGAACTGATACTGCATGAACATCAGCATGGCGCCCTTCCGCCCGCGCAGCAACTCCGGCCGGTTCCACTTCGCGTATTCGAACTGCGTCTGTTGCACCGCAGTCTTCGCAGTTTGGAATGCAGTCTCGTAAGCAAAAGCTGCGGGGATTCCCTGATCCATCTGCCTCTTGAGTTCGAGATTGAACGCAGCGGTGAACGTCACCCGCCGATTCATCTTCTCCATCATTTCAAAGGGGATCATCGCAGTGTGGCTCAGCGTGCGGGAGTAATACCCCATCCAGCTAGTTGCCTGCATCCGCGACAGCATATTGCCATTGGCCAGGCCTGCCAGGGTCATAGCGAACGACTCGTCGAGAAAGCCCTCACGCACGCCCTGTTCCAGTCCAGCTCTCAGCTCCGTTCCAAGCCCTGTAAAACGGCCAACAAACGCATCTTCTTTAGGCGTGAGTGGCTGGCCCTGCGCGTACTTGTTCAGGGCATCATTCTCCCAGCCCTTCAACGGGCGGGTTGCCGTCGTTATTCTCCGCAGTGCGGCATAGGCCTTGGTAATCTCGGCTACCGCCGCCGCGTCACCAAATTTCGCAGCCAGATGCGGGTAGGTAAACATCGGAACTTGTGTAACGTTAGTCACGGATGAGCGAAGCATACCACCCAGATACAGTACCGCCGTCGTCGCACGGAGTCTAGCCCAGTCCGCGCTCGGATTGAGCAATTCGCTCAAATGAGTCCCGACGTAGTCCGAGATTCTCCTGCGCTTAACTGCATCGCCTTCGACCTCATTCGCCGACTGCCGCATGCGTCCAGCCGCGTCCTGCAACTGCTCCGTCCAGAGAAGTTTAGCTAGATGCCCTGACCCGTGCATAAAATAGTGGGCATATCCGCGCAGTGCATCAGCTGAATAGCCCTTCACCTTTTTCCTCTGAATGAAGTGTTTTGTAAACGACTGATCCGGACTCATCTTATACATCAGTTCATTCAGCTTCGTGATCTGCTGCGGGTCAAGATTCAGATCATCTTTGATCACCTCCCACAACTGCGGAGGAATCCCCATGAACTGCCGCTCAACCTCGTTCACCTTATCCAGCTTCACAGTCATGCCCGGAAACTGCGCTTTCAGATCCTTCACTGACGCCATCGCTTCCAGCTTAGTATCAAACGCCTCGTACCAAAGAGTCGAGCCGCCCTTGGCCTGCTGTCCCAGTGCTTGCGTCGCTCCATGCGGCACCCTGACCACTACTAAAAACTTCCCGAATCGAGACAGCGGAAAGTACGGCTTAGCCTTCATCAATGCAAATCGAGCCTGAATATCTTGCAGGATTTGGGGCAAGGCAAGCGACCCCGCATGCTTGCGGTTCGCGCGAGCAATCGCTGCCTGTTCCATTGAATCAGTGAAGTTTGCAAAGTCAGCCTTGACTTCGCGATAGAGGTCAATTGTGTCCGGAGTAAGTCCGCGTTGGTTAAGCTCTGCCTGGGTAAGGTGTCGTCCATTTACAGTCTCGTCAAGGAGAGCATCGGCCAGTAATTCCTTCTGTGCGTTGCCCAATTTGTTCCAGATCTTCACGCGAGTATCAGCAGCACTGAGCCAGCGCATCCGTTCTTGGTGAAAGAACTGCGCAAGCTCGAGATAGCCCCAGCGCCGCTGCCCAGTCACCGCATCAATCGGTCCGGTCGGATCGCTCAGTTCCTTAATATGCGGATTGTCCCGGGCAATTGTCAGCAGCGTGCCGAACAGCCGCTTGGCCCAGGTAAATCGATCTAGTCCCGCGTTAAGCCCGGACAGGTCCTCATCAATGCCAAACTTCTTCCTGATGATCTCCTCAATCCGCGAGTCGACAGGCATCTCGCCCATCAAGGATTCGCGTTCGCCGGCCACTGTCAGCACGTCGGGGTTAATCGCGCGCATTTGTTTGAACGTGTATCCTAGCGGGGCAGTATCCATCGGAAAGTTCATGCCACGGATCCACTGAGTCAACTTCAGCGCCCGTTCCAGCCTTGCCTCAACCTCGACCGATCTAGCGTGGTAATCCAGGAATTGTGCAAAGGTTTGGTCTTCAAAGCTCAACGGCTGCTTGCGGAAGTCAGCATAGATCTGCTTCAATACGCCAAGTGCCTTGAGGAAAAACGACTTGACTGAAGGATCCATGTCCAGCGCATCGCGAGCAAAGACGCGCTCCATTTCGTGCGCAAGATACTCTTCGAGCGAGAGATGGTATCCGGACTGAAATCCACCATCAACATATTTCAGAGTATCCCCTTCCTTCGCCAGTAGTTCCGCGGCCAACAGCTTATTCATATCAACATTGAGCCGGGTGGAGTTCGTCTGACTCGCTGTGATAGGTCCGAGAAGGATGTTCATGGCCTCATGCACTTGCATGGCAGACAACGAGCGCAGCTTTTCGTTATACGTAGCCATGATCGCCGCACGCAATTCCGGAGAGGATCTTTCTAGCAGCGCCGGAACAATAGCGTGGCCCATCTCGTGCGCAAAAGTCTCAAATTGCCTGCCGGCTTTCAGCGAGTTTTTAACCGCAATGATCAGCACGCGGTGGCCGCTAGCATCCGTAGCAGCATTGTGATGTCCGTTGTAGTCAGGACGATTCTCCGAGATAATCATCACGGAACAGTTATCCAGCCCGAATTTCTTCAGCCAGCCTCGGGCAAGAGATTCGAACTGTGCGGCGTACTTCATATTGCCGATGACTTCAATGTGCGCAGATTGTTGCAACGCGGCCTTCGTCGAGGTGGGCACACCATAGCCACTCAACACCTCGTCAAACGCCTGCGCACCAAGACCCTGATATACCCACAGCTTTCCAACATCAACCCTCGGCAGCAACTGCGGCACCAGTCCAGTATCAGTCAAATGCTGCACTTCTTCTGCACGCTGCGCGAAGGCCTTATAAATCGGGTCAGAGATTATTGGATCCAATTTCTGATTCGGGTTGAATCCTGCTAGATTTCGCAGAGACATCTCAGCCAGATACGCTGTAACACTTCCGCGCAGAGCAGTGTCTGTAAACGGAGTCAGTGCTGCGCGCAGCTCGCTAACCGTCTGTGCTGAGACCAGAGCCGTAACCAGATTCGGATCTTTGTAGCTCTGTCCCTCGGCGATTTCAAACGGAGTAAAGGGGATGTCGATAGCCTTCCGAAGTCTATTAGCAATTTTCGTAGCTTCGTCTAGCAGATCTTTCTTCGCTGCGCGCGCTCCTTTCAGATCAACCTTTTGATCGTCCTGCCATAGACGATCCAACTCATTCAGAAATTCATCTCGCTGCTGTTCAGTAATTATGCCCTCATTCAGCAACCTCTCCGCCATGCTCCCCGGAGTAAGCTGCGGCAGCACATTACCTTCAATTCCAGCATGGATGTCTTGCCCAAAGATCTGCGTCATGTTGTTGAACACGAACTCAGCCGCAGCCTTTGGATCAGCCTGCATCATTGGTTCCAGCACCGGGATAAGATCCTCGGTGTAGAGATAGGTCGAAGCCCCGTACGCGTCGGAGTCGAGCTTGCCTACATCCAGCTTTTCAGTGTTAGGAGTTTGCGTTTCAACAGGCGCGCTAACAGTAGGCAAACCTTCGCCGTATCCAGTAGGCCCAGCTGCAACCTGATCGATCCTCTGCGGCGTAGTCCAGGGTGATTCCGGCAGCCGACCTGCATTGGGATCGAGCAGTCTAACCGCGATGTCATCCGCTGGGCGAAGCTTGACTGAATCCGCGTTCATCGACTCGACGAGCAGCTTCTTGATCATGTTCCTTGCACGGGTAGGCTCTTGCATCTGATTCAGCAAGTCGACAGCTTTCGCTCCGGTACTGACCACTGCGCCAGTTCCCGCCCCGGCCAAGCCTGCAACGGCTAAATGTTCCAGTGCTTCCTTCACTGTCAGGTTAGGATTGAGCGAGATCCACTCGTGGAAGTCTTGCATAGCTGTGGTGGACATCTCCTCACCGGCGCCTACGCCGATAGTCGTCAGCATGCGACGGACAATGCTCGATCCTTGTTTCGTGCCGACCTTGAACAACAGTCGGTCGCCCATCGTCTCCAACGCAGTGTCAATCAGCGAATGCGTCACCGCTTCGCCATGCGACATCATTGGCGAGTATTTCAGATATGAGTCAGAGAAGGTCTGGGCTCCACCAGCCACCGTCGCCCCACTCATACCTCCGACTGGCCCGCCCAGCATGAAGCCAACCAGACCAGCGGCAACCGTCGGCGAACTCTCGACTGTGGAACGAATAGCCTGAGCCCCGATCGATTCGTTCTGAGGAAACGCAGTCTTATCATACTGCCCGTATGTCTTGAGTAGTTCTTTCGTCGCAAGCAGATCGTCGATGATGTCAACTTCTCTCTCATCCATCCGCTTGTGATAGTCGGCCAGCTGCTCCGGCTTGACATAAGGTAAACCATCCGTTCGGTGCTGCCGCTCTCCTTCCAGCCGCGATTGCAGGTACGCCTGCGTCACACCCTCCTTCGTCATAGCAAGAGACTTGCCGAGCGAACCGTAAAGGTTCTCAGGCATAATCTTCTGCTGCTCGGTGAACTCCCCCTCCGCGGGAATAGCGTTCATCGGCTCAGCGTAACGTTTTGAGAGATAGCTATCGATGTCATCGACTGACTGCAATTGTCCCGGAGCAGTAGGAGGGGCTGCGGTTGTAGCCGGCTGTTGGGCCAGCATCGAGTCGATTTCATCGATGTTCATTTTGCAGGTCCTTGATGAGTATAGGTCTGACCATTGGGCAGGGTATACGTTGTACCGGGCACGAGTTTAGTCCGATCCACCACAGGAGTATTGTTCGGCCCCATCTTAGTCGGAATTGGCGCAGCCTTTGGGGCAGCTGGAGCAGCAGGGGTAAGTACCTGCGCAGCCTGTTGCCCTTGTTCCATCGCCAGCTCACGAATCCGCGGACCAAGCTTATTAAGCTCATCCCCGATCGCAGCCCCGGCAATTTTTTCTTTCAGCCAAGAATTAAATGGCAAAGCTTTTTTATTCCCAGCTGTTTCTTCATCGTAGTCTATCTTGAGAATTTTGAGCATCCGCGCAGCGTTTTGAGCTTCAATCGTATCTTTTGCACCAGTCGCGCCAGACAGCCGTTCTTGCCAAGCTTGAGCTGAAGCCGCTTGCGGCTCCATTCCAGTCGCAATAAGATTTTCTGTACGAGCTTTAACCTGTGCTAGCACAGCCGGATCAGATGAGTCCCCACCCCCGCGCAACTGCGGATTGCGGTAGTAAAACGCTTTGGCCTGCAGTTCATCAATCACTGCCCCGCGATAACGCGGATCAGCCTCGAGCTTCTGTTCCAAGGCTTTGGCTTGCGCATCGTCCAACAATCCTTGCTTCCGCGCCAGATCGATCTTGCCCTTCAGCTCATCGATTCTCAGATCGTGCATCGAGCGTGTGTCTTCCAGTTCCTGCACTAGCTTTTCCGTCGCGGCGCCGGTGTGCTTGGTATCAGCCCGCGTCTTTTCAGTCGCAGCACCAGTTTGTGCAATCTGCGCTTCAGCCACTTTTGAAGCTTGCTCGGCCTTCTTTTGCTCATTGGAATAGTCGACTCCCGCCATTGCCGCACGCGCAAGGTGCCCGGTATTGCTCTGCCACATCGGCATGGGCTGCATCAGTTCCAATCCTGCACGAAGCAAGCCACCGATGGCTTCCGGCGGCACGGAAGGAAACTTCCAGCCAGCGCCGGACGCAGCTTCAGCTGGAGCGGGCGCAGTGAGTGGATCACCGACCGGAGCGGGTGCCGCCGGCGCTGCCTGAACGACAGCAGGTTCTAGCGGCGGAAATTGCTCATCGAGCGACGGAGGAGCTTTCCCGCGCACTTCGACTGTAGGCGCCACAGGGCGTCCTTGTGTTTGAGAGGCCTGGCCCTCCAGTGTAACCGGAATCGGCAGCTGGTTCTGCATTGTCTGCATCGTTTGACCCAACATGTACTTCTTAATCATGTCGGCCAGTGCAGGATCAGCCCCTTGTTGAAAGATCTCAGCCATCTTACCTCCCTGCCATCAGAAGTTGAGCCAGCGACGGAAGAACCGCCTTCTGCACCGCGGGCATTTGTGCAAAGTTGCGAGCTTTCGGCGCATCGCCCAGCTTTGCTCCGCCACCAGGCGCCTGCGGGCCGGGAGTGTACGCGTAGGGTTGCGTCTTCATTGCGCCCATAATCGCATTAAGGGCTTTGCTAAAATCCACTCCCGGCTTGGCTCCCGCTACCATCTGATCGAAGGCCGCATTGCGCGCCTGGGAGAACCCCCCAATACTCGGCGGCAGGCCCATGTCAGTCTGCGGAATCGTCGACATATTCCCGCCGGTGCCATAGACTTCATTCGCCATTGCTGTGGGCGTTTGCCCGCTGAAGATGTCAATAGCCATTTTCGTTTACCCGAAGAGTCCGATAAGAGCGCCGATGCCTGTACCGATGCCAGGTCCGCCAAGGGCTGTACCGACCGAGGCGCCAGCTGCAGCTCCACCAAGTCCACTCATCAGCTTGTTGGTCTTGGCCACGTCTTGCAGAGCCGTGCCGGTGGTCGTCCCGCCATAGTTGCCAGTAATCAATGCCTGCAATGTGGCGAGCTTATTTCCCGGGAGGGTCTGTTCGTAATTCCACTTATTGATCGCGTCGTCGATCAGTTTTTGCTGGTACGCACTCTCAGCCTGACCAACCGTATCCATCAACGCACCAGGTTGTGCGCCGGTCTGCAACGCCGTGGGAGCGAGGGCCAAAGCTTTGGTTTGCGTATCCATTCCAGACTGATATGCGCCAAGCGCCATTTTCGAGGTCGTATCGAGAATGTTCTGCTGCAGGCGGTCGGATGCAATTCCTTCCGCTACGCCCATCCGCGAGTCGCCATAGCCCCCAGATGCAATTGCATTCTGCCTGATCTGCGGCAGCACGCTCTCGTTGAATTGCCTCACCACGGGCCGAATCGCCGCATCGGCTGCATTAGCGAAGTACGGGTTGGAGTTCAAATCGGCCGCATTTGACGCGGTGTTAAATGCACGCGTGGAATTCTGGGCGATATCTTGCGCTGCCGTGTTGGCAAAACCCTTAACATACTCCTGCCCCTGCACCGTGCTAGCCGAACGATCGGCCGTTTGCTGACCCTGGTAAAACTGTGGCGTATCGCTCTGATACTGTTTCTCAGCCTCCGAGAACAGACTCTTCAGATACGGCTGCTGTTCCTTCCACGGTTCGCTTGTGGTAGTTTGCGCACTTGCCTGTTGCTGCGTCTTTCCGCCCATGCTCATCAGTGGGTGCTCCTATTCACCGTCTTACGGACAATGATGCCCGCTTGACCATAGCCCTTCGGATAAAGCTTAGCCGCCATGCCCGGCCGGCAGATTGCTTCGATTTGTCCACAGCCCATCTTGCGCGCATCTTCTTCCAAGAATGCTTCGAAATGCGACCAAAGCTCGAAGTGTCTTCCAGCCAGCAGTAGAACTCGATACACCTGCATGTTGGGATAGATGGCAATCTCGGTCACACAGCAGGCATAAATCTTCTGTCCGACATACACTACCCAGACAGCCACCGATCCATTCAACGCTCGGAGGTGGATTTCATCCAGCCCGTATTCTCCTCCATTGTGATCGACAGCGGTCTGCAGCAGTGGGGCAATCAGATTCCAAATCTCCCCAACTTCATACGGGTTGAGCTTAACCGAGTTTATGCCAGGCGCCAGCGTAGTAGCCATAGAAACCTCCTCCTGAACCGGGATTCCAAGTAGTTCCGTCGGCGAGCACAATCATGCCGTCTCGAACACGTTGAGGAACAGCGTACACCATCCGCATGGGATTGTCAAGCTTGGCGTTCAGTTCCACGGCAATCGAGCGGTGATTGTCTTGGAGCCACGCGACCAAATCCTCAAGGGACTTTCCGCTAAAAGGCGTCTGTTCGTACATTAGAATTTACCTCGCGGGATGTATTCAATCTCGTAAGAGAGCAATTTCCAGTTGATTCCAGAGCTGGAAGAGAACCGCAATGACAACAGTCGTCCGCTTGCGCCCAAGCAATCTACCTTTTCATCCGTGCCAATGGTGAAAGTTTTGGCCGGTTGCCAGACAGTTGCACTCTTAGCAGTCTCCTGCGTGCCAACCTCAACCTGGATTTGTCCCCCAGTTGTGCCGTCGATCTGCGGCCAAATGTTGGTGAACTGTTTCCAAGTAGTTGCATCGGGCGGCGCATCAGAACGTTGGCCAACCGGCAGCGCAATGCCTTCGCGCTCGACGGACGCAGTCATCGTCCCGCTAACAAACGTGTTAGAGTTATCAGCAAGAAGCAGACGCGTATTAGTAGCATCGGCGAGTACGACCTTGCGCAGGGTAGGATTGTACAGCCGATTGTCCCAGACAGCAGAATCCGTATCCCACGCCCCGACTGCGCTAGACCAGGCATCCGACACTGCGGACGTATCTACGACGCCCATCGCAGCGTGCACACCGGCCGGTATCTCCCTGAATCCCCACTTGTTGTCGGCATAGTTCCAGACCGCTACGAGCGACGGACGGGTTTGACCGGACTGCGGGAATGCAAACCAGACTTCTTTTTCATAGCGATTGTGCAGGACAAACGAACGGCGATAGTACGAGCCGTCGAGTTGTGAGAAAATGAATCTGCGAATACGCTTGTCCGCGATCGATTCAACGTTAGTTCCATCAACGACGCAGATGTCGCCGTCGGAGAACACAGCGTGTTGACCTTGACGGAACTCTACCGCGCAGCCTTTCGCGAGTAGACCTGCTGCCTGAGACAGCGGCTGCGTGTCGAAGATCTGCTGCCCGCCGATGTACTGCATAGCGTAGATCGAATTCTCCTTATACAGGATGAAGATCGAACCGAGCGGCAGACCATCGACGAGAAAGTCGCCCGAGTCGCCAATCATCCGTCTACCAGCATCGAGGGCTGTATCGGTATAGTCCCATGAACTAGGCACCGCACCGGGCTCGGCCGGGTGACTCCAACGAATCAGATGGGGGTAGCGTACACTGGACTCGGTCACGTCCATCGCAATTAGAAAGTTCTTATACGCGCGCAGCGATCCACACTTGGTACTTGCTGGCCAGTTCGTCAACGGAACTAGCGGCGTACCGCCGGAGATGGCCGTCCAAATCTGCGGGTCGTCGACAGCATTATTACAAAAGGGAATTCCGCCGAGCACGCCCGAGGTCCATTTCAGATCGGCCGTGGCTGAGTAGTCCCCGCCCGACGAGCGCGTAATGTCGTAGTGGGTCGAGCCATCGGTCGCGTAGACCTTGGCCAGTCCCATGTACATCCACCAGAAAGCTGTAGGCGTTCCGATCGGCTGAAGGTGATAGGGTGCAACTCCCGGCGTGCCCATTGTCGCGATATCGCCAGAAAACTTTTCCACCGCCCCCTCGCGAAAGCGGACATTGGTTCCGGCAGTCCACGCATTGGGAGGAAGAAGGTGCCCGGGAGAGTCCTTGATAATTCCGAATTCGTCCAGGGCTAAGATCGACCTAAGCATTTTTCTGACCTCGCTTTTTCTCGATCGTGCGCATGCCGGCGAGACCTAGCAGGCCCATGAGCAGCGTAATCAGATCCCCGAGTTCAATTTTCGGGGCAGCAGGGAAGTTCCAGATGCCACTAGCCCAACTGAGCAACGGTTGGCCAAGGAATTGGTAGAGTAATCCGAATCCGCAGATCCAGCCAATAAACGGCCGCCATCCATATTGCAAAAATCTGTCCGATCCAGCGTCGATCTTGTTGATCTCAGTTTGATTTACGTCGGACTTAGCTGCTGCGTCCAGCTCGCGCAATTCACCTTGGTCAGCTAACTGCGCTAACTTAAACTTCGCCTCGTCCCGCTGCGCCGGATCGGGAAAGAGCTTATCAATCAACTTCGAGCCAAAGTCGAAGATTTCACCTAATCCGCTGATGCTCACGAGATGCCTCCATGCGTCATCGAGAAATGGTTGCCGTCGGGCCGCGAGCGAAAGTCCCCGCCCCAGCGATTATCTACGTGAAGGGTCTTCCAATAAGCCCCAAGCGGCGCGTAGGCTTCGGTATTGCTCTGATACTTCCCGTCGATGAACAGGTTGAAGTCAACAGCCAGCCGCACCATATGGACGGAATTAGCGATTCCCTTTCCACTTTTTGCGTTGAGCTTAGCTTGCTCCGGCGTGCGATACGCTTCGCTGAACGTCAGCCTATACCCTTCGTTGTAGCACCAGATAATAAACCGGGCAATGTTTGCAGTGAAGATCTGCTGCTTCTGTCCCAAGGTCAGAGTACTATTTCTTTCAGCGTCTTGAGCCATGCCGGTAACTCTCCGTTATGGAAGATCATATAAGGTACTCCAACACAGCCGACAAGAACTAGCGCTACTAGACTGACCAATCTTTTTGCCCATCTCATTATGAAATTAAAGAAGGTCAGCGCGGTTTCGCCCTGCTTCCACAAGTTTCTGATCTCTGCAGTATCCGTCGAGACCTGCTGCGTCAGTGTTGTGTTCTCTTGCAACTTCGCTAGGACTAATTCCTGCGTCTCTAGACTCCGGTTGATGTGCTCGCGGAGTGAACCCTCGATGACGTCCATACGATGCTCCAGGGTTGCAATTTGGCTTTCGCTCGTGCTCACGCTTGATTCCTTTATTCAGGCTTTTTGTGAAAGTCGCCCTTAAAGCAATGGGCAGTTTCTTCGCCCAGCCTGGTAAAGTTCAAGTCGTCGCGATCGTGGCGAAGACGCGGGGAATAAATGGTACAGTGAAGCTCGTCGAAGACCGAGCAGGCTTCGGCATAACGCCCTGTTATCTCGAAGCATTTGGAGCGAACCGCGGCCTCGGACATGTCGATCCAGGTAATAGAGATAACTGCAGCAAGAATGATCACGATACAGGCCCCTTGACGTGAGAAGAATCGTTGCCGGAGATCCAAGTAAGCGTCTGGCCATTGAGATCGACAGCCTTGCCGGCTGCGCCGCCGGAGCCATTAGCTGCGATAGAACCTTCAGCCCAATCCCCGATAAGTCCGACATTAGCTCCATTACTGCCGGCTGTACCCCAATCTCCGCCAGCTCCCCCGCGCGGAGCCTGCCAGTTGCCATAACCAGTTTCAATTCCACCAGCTCCATATGTGCCAGCTGCACTGGACGATCCAGCTGATCCATTAGATCCGTCATATGCAATCACATTATTAGTGGCATTGCCGCCGGTTCCGCCTCCAGCTACATTGGGTCCACGACCACCTCCACCTCCACCACCGCCGTAAGTGATAGTTTGTTGCCCGTCTTCCCAGTAGGTATATGTCCAGGCGCCACCGCCTCCACCACCTCCACCGCCACCGCCGAAGATATTACCAGCAGCATTGTTGATCCAAGTAGGCACAGTTAGCTTCAGTGCAGGACCACCAGCATTACCATTAGCGCCTGTCGTCTTTGTAGCGGATACTGGGTATGAACCAGAGTTAGAGCAGGCAGCAGCTCCTCCATCACCGCCCCCACCACCAGCTCCCCAAAGCGCTCCAGCATTATTGATGGTGATAAATGTCCCGACTGCCCAACCACTTCCCTCATCAAAGGCCGGAGTGGCGTTGTTACTCGCACTGATTCTGACTCCAGACGCAATATTCACCACAATCCGCATAGCGCCGGACGGGTTTCCCAGCGCTGTGCGAAGGTTATAGTTAGTTTGATTGGACGTAATGTTAACCGTCCGCACACCGCCAAGTCTGCCGAGAGCTGATGGAATCATTAGAAATTCTGCCCAGCAACGAAGCCAAACCAAGAAGAACCGCCGTCGAACGTAAGCAGGGAAATGATGTCAGTCTTACTCAGGGTGGATGTGATGGTTGGCGCGGCAGCGCTAGCCCAACGAATTGTCCCTGGCCATGCAAAGGTTCGTCCGCCAGTTCCATCTTGCGTGATGATCAGAGTGATCATGAATGAGATCGAACTCGGTACGTTACTGAACGCGAGAGAGGTTACGTTGCCGGTGAGCAGCATAGTGAAGACTGCCGCTGTAGCGCAGTCGAGCGTCACCGCGCCCGTTGCCGTGGCGTTGTTAGCGTAAGTCTCTTTCGGCGCAACGAGTCTCGGCTTAGTCAGAACTGCATCGGTCAGAGCGGTCGATGCCGCGCTCTGCGTCAGAATCCCCAGCCAAGTCGTGCCTGTGCAGTACAGCATCATCGCATCGCCCGGCTCAAGGCTAAACGTCGAAGCGCCGTTGATCAGTTCAGCTGAATCAGGATCGATTGTAACAGTGACTCCAGCATCTGCCGTAACCACCAGCAGATAACCGTTGCCTGCCGTAGCCGCAGCGAGAAGGTTCAATGTAGCGGTTGAAGTAAACTGCAACACGGACATGTTGTCAGTCATCGCAGCGCTGTACGTTGAACTTTTGGGCTGAAAACGCCACGCACGACCGGCAAGGCCAGGCAACGTGCTTTTCAGCGTAGCTTTTATCAGCCGAATATGATCGTCGCCGTCAGAGCGATTGTCGCTACTAGCCGGATTGGTCGAGACCAGATCGTTGAGATACGTTCCAGTTTCAAGAGACATCAGTCATCTCCTCCTTTGATCAGATCCAAACCGGTATTGGCGCGCGTTTCAGACTGAAGCCAGATGCGCTTACGGGCCTTGGCTGCTGCGTTGTACTGGCGCTGAGCAGTAGCTTCGTCTTGCAGATAGGAATCCGCAACTTTGGCTGCTGTGGCTGATACCAGCCATTCGATGGCGTGCGTCAACCAGAGATTGGTAATGTTCCCGCTCAGAACTGTGTCGGCCCGATAGTAAAACAGACGGAGAGTGTAGACTTCCTGCGGCGTGGGGCGAAGGTACAACCGGCTGCCTTGTACCGTGACAAACGAAGGCACGCCGCCCACTTCATCCTGCGCCATTACTTCCGCAAGAAGATTGGCGCGAACCGGCGACCAAGGGAATTCCGTTCCGGTAGCTTCGGGCTCTTGGAAGTACAGAAAGGTATCTTCAATCTGGAGTAGAAAATTGCTGGGAAGCTGAACGTAGTCTTGCCCGGCGGTCGTGACAAAGGTCGGGTCGGTGTAGTCGGTAAACAGAAACCACGGCTTGAATTCATTGTCGTCTTCGAGCTCTTCGGCTTGAACGAGCTGGAGTTCCAGATCGATCGTGTCATTCAGATCGGTCCGAAACCCCAGTCGCGCAGCGACGAGCGTTCGGGCTTCGTCACGGGTCATGGTTATGGAGTCTCAGTTAATTACTTGCGATATGCAGCACTTGCACCAATGCTATCCGCATACGCTCTTCCCCAACATTTGATGTCAATAGTCCCTGCATCACGTTGCGCAGCGAGCCAGCCGAACGCATCAATCCACTTGTCCCAGCTCCACGTCATCGGCGAGGCGGCATCAGCGGCCCCCGCCTGGTGCATGTTGACGTGCGCGAGTCCGTAACCCTCCGTGACGGCCGCCGTGACCGCCGTTTGTAGGTCGTTCACCGTGAGGCCCGTCGCCGGACTGATCGCGGCCAGGTGTTGGAAGACACGCTTGTCCTGCCCGGTGTAGTAGTGGCTGTCGTGAACGCTCTTTGGCGTCGCAGCGCCCATCCGACCCGACAAGAACCCGGCAGCCTCCATCAACGCGACCGCGGTATTCGTCTGGATGGACTGCACCCACGGGTGGTGATTCGGCCCGTCACCCATCACCCCGAGTGTCCGCAGGTAGGCGCGCGTGTCGATCTGCTGCTGCACGTAGGTGGTATCGCCAACCGCCACGCTGTTGTTGTTGTAGCCGTGGGTGACAAATTCGAACAGGTCCGACGTGTCCGCGTGCAGTTCGCGGATCATCGCCTCTGTCATGTAGAGCGCGCTTCCAGATTGCACGTAGAACCTATCGATGCCGAAACTCACCGGGATCTTGTAGTACCGAGCGAGCGGTGCCACGAAGTCGTAGCCGGTGCGGTAGCCGTCGTCGATGCTCACGATGACCGTCGTCCGCTTGGGCGCGACGATGCCGACGAAGCCGATCCAGATGCTCGTCGGGCTTGCGTTGCTGGTGACGGTGAAGTTGATGCGCAGTCGTTTGGACCCGGTATAGGTTGGCGCACCTGCCCCGACCGAGTTCGTCGTGCCGCGCGTCAGCATCCATTCGTTAGCCGCCCAGATTGCCTCCGGCACGTTCGCCATGCTTCGCTGTCCTGCGAAGCTGTAGTAGTTCGTGAACGTCGAATCACCGAGAAAGATCGTGGTGAACCCGTCGACCGCCGCTGAGTTGCTGGTCATCATCGCCATCGCGAGGCCCTTGCCATCCCAGTTGTAGGGCATGTTCGTGTTGGCGGTCGAAGTGCCAACGCGATATGTGCCGCTACTGCCGGCCGGAATGTCGAGACGCAGCGATGGCCTCCCGTCGAAAGTCACGGTCGAATCGACGCTGACTGTCATACCAGAGCCAGCGCGATCATCCCAAGGAGTTGCATCGATAGTCGGAAGTAGCTCCCTAAAACGCCGAATCACGGTATTGGTGTTGACGGAAGGTTGAACAGCCTGAGCCTCCCAACGACGAAACCAGCCGGGCACGTCGTTAGCATCTGACGGCGAAAACGTAAAATTGGTTGGCATTCTCAGTCCTCCTCTTCTTCAAGATCATCGGCCATCTTTTCCCACTTACCAGACTTAGCCATTTTCACTTCGTAGTTTTCGATATCGAGTGAATGGTGTGATTCAGCGCCTTCGGGGTAGTTCCTGGTCGAACTAGACATTCCTTTCACCTTACCGCGGATGGTTAGTTCGACGTCTTGCCCGAGCTCAAGATTGTCCAGCATAGCGCGAGATGGAAGGTCGAGATACAAGCAAGGCTTGTAGTTAGATGTCTCAGCGACGGACTGCGCGCTGATCTTTTTTGCTTTAGGCATGCGAAACTCCAGATTCGGTCATTGCTGCTTCTGACATCGAGTGCAAATAATGCAGCTGTCCGATGTGGGTTACTTCACTCGAGAGGTCATGATCGACCCAGATTTCATACCCGGCATTCTCCATCGCTTCGCACATGGACCAATCTTCACCTTGGTAGGTTTTCAGATCCTTGCGCCAGAACATGTCGAAGACGCCTGCACCAATATTGCGAAACACTCCCATGTGGACCAGCATCATTCCGGTGCCTACGCGCCAGACTCGTTCAATCCCCGTCTTACCATGGGACTGGACAATCTTGCCCGCAACTGTCGGACCTTTCACCCTGGCAGTAGGGTTAGTCGGAATTGTCTTGGTTACACAATTCACCGCAACGATGTCCTTGCCATGCGAGATCAACTGATGCAGGGCCTTCCGTGGGAACTTGTGATCAGAGTCCACCATGAACAGATAATCCGCGTTGGTCTCCAGCGCGTGGTTAACTGCTTCCATTCGCATTCTGGGCAGCATCGAGCCAGTCGACGCAAAGAGTTGGAGCTCTTGACTCTTTGTCTGGCCGATGCGGAACTGCAGCCCAGCGGTCATCAAGTGACACAGGGAAAGCCCGAAGTCCGTGATCCAGATACCGGGGCTAGGCACCGCTACACAAATCTTCAGGTGCTTTCCGGCAAACGTATCAAGCAAATGCATCTTAGGTGTGCTCCAGTTAATGGGGTGTGCAATTAACCGCACATGAAATACACACCCCAACCGCTACATTACGGGTAAACCATGTTGCTGAGCCACTTGCAAGTCTTGGCGTGGTGCAGCTCGAGGCCAGCTTCGGTCAACCATTGCCCCTTGACCGTGTCTGCATCATTGGCCTGAATGTTGTCCTGGAAATCCGTATCACGAAGATAGCGGTATTTCAGAACAGTCGGGTCGATGATCAGCATGTCATTGGTGAAGCGGCCATGCGTGTTGAACAGCGGGTGGGTTTTGAGATAGATCTCGCCTTGCGGCAGCACCCAGCGCATCAGCTTCATGCCATACAGCGTGACATACCCGTCGAAGTTGATACGGGTGTTGCTCGCGGCATTGGCCAGCTTGTTCAGGGTGTTCAGCGCGTTGTTTCCGCAGAAGCCAATCCGTTCGCTCCCCGCCTCGGACTCGTAATCCCACACCTGGTAGATGTTGTCGAGCATCGAGTTGACCGTCGGCGTCGTCGAGAACGCGTAGATCGACGAAGAGTTACCGGCTTGAAGCTGCTGCAGAATGCCGCCCGTCGTGCGCTGCGGCTTGCCGTTCGCGCCCGTGGTTTCCGACTTCTTGCCGAAGATGAACGCGTTTTCCAGCGCGACCGAGTGGTCGAACATCTTGCGCTTGCGATCGTTCTTCAGCACATCCCCGGTCCGCATCTTCGTCTTTGCCAGGGTCTTCGTCTGCTCATAAGCAGTCTTGAAGATCTGGCAGTAGTTGAAGAATTTGGTCGGGTTGCGCGTCGTGACGTTCGGCGACGTCGTGCCCTCTGCGAAGGTATTGCCGATCTTCGTCAGATAGACACTGTTCGCGATGGGCGCTGCAGAGGTGCCGGCGAAGGCACGTGCGACCACGATCACCGAACTGGAGGTGATCGAGCTCACGACGACGAGTTCGTGGTCGTAGGCAGCGGATGCAATCGCCTTCTCGACCAGGAGAATGTCGCCAGGAACCAGGTCTTGGCCGTTCTGCGCGCCGGCAGTCGTGACGGTCAGGGTCACGTCGGTGGTGGAGTAGCCCGTGGTGAAGAACGTCTGAAGGCGAACCTGATTCAGTTCTTCCTCCCACCAGGCGAATTCGGGGTCGTCGGTCGACTCCGATCGCATCTTCGACATCAGAGCGGTAAGAGGCGCCATGCCGTTAGGCGAGCGCCAAAGGATCATCTCCCGAAAGTTCTTCGGGCGTTCATCGGTGCCCATGTCACCGGTACCGCGAAGGCCAGCAATTGCCATGATTAGTCGTCCGTATCAGAAATTAGTTCTTCAGCCAACACTGCAAACTTGTTGGTACTATCGGCAGGGCGGGGCAGAGGAGAAGCTCCACCGGGAGCCGCGGGAGGAGGAGGGAGATTTGCCGCAGGGACCGAGGGAGGCGCATCTTGCGCTCCGGGATTCAGTCCGAGCGACAGCATCGCCGCAGCTCCTACTTTCTCGATAAACTCTTGCGCGGAGGCCTTCGGATTGAGGTTGCGGAATGCCGCGCCAAACTGCTGGACAGCTTGCCGACCTTGCGGACTGTTCAGGTCCTTCCACTTTCCAAAGAAAGCCGCTTCACCCTGCTGCGTCACTTCACGCTGTTTCAGGTGCTGTTCGAGAATCTGTGGCAGAATAGACATGATTCCGTAGGTCACGGCTTCGGTCACATTCAGCTGCAGATCTGCCGCCAGTTCCGGCAAGACAGAGCCCGGATCAGTCAGCGCCTTCTCGGCCATTTCCTCGTTCAGAGCGTATCGCTGTACCAACGTCGTGCGCAGGGTTGACCGCTGCGCGCTGAGATCGACTGCCGGCTCGGCTGTAGGCTGAGGTTCAACCGAGGGTTCCGGAGTCGTTTCTTGGGCCTTGGGCAACTCGGGAGGGGTCGCTTGAGGCTGCTGGGCGGGAGCGGCAGGGGGCTCAGCCGGAGTTGCTTCTGTCTTCGGCGCCGGTGCTGCAGGAGTATCAAGCTCTCCCGCTGGAGTATCTGCGTCCAGATCACCCCAATCGGCGCCTTCGTCAGAAAGCAACTCGTCGGCCATGCCTTGCCACTTGTCCGCTGACGGAGACGGGTCAATACCTGCACCTGCTCCGGGATCGGTACCATCAGAAGAGGCTTCCTGAAGTCGGTACTTGAGGATCTTCAGACTCATTTAATTGCTCCATTAGGTTAGAGATGTATTCAGAAAGTACTTCGATCTCGGTATCGATGTCGAGGAAAGCCTGCTCCCGACCTTCGATGTTGCCCTTGTCAAACTCCTGGGCGATTAGTTCTTCCTGCGTACGGCAGCGTGTGCGAATGATCTGACTGGCGCGGACATCCATTATGTCTTGGTTGATTGCCCGCGCCAGCTTCCATCCTTCAGACTCTTGTAGGGCTCGGAGAAGCCGTAACCTTTCCTGCGCCTGCGTTAGGTCGTGCGGTGTTGCCTCGGTTAAGCTCACTTAGGCCTCCTTGAGAAAGTGCGACCATGTCGCCGCCGAGAGCAGCCTTACGAAGCTGTTCATCAGGGGAAACTTTAATCTTAAACTGCTGGATGTTTTTCACGCCGGCTAGTTGGGCTACGTGACCAAAAATTGAGTTAACGTCGTACTCGGCCATGATCTGCGGGAACTGCGCCATTTGCTTCATCAGCTCGCCGAAGACCATCGCTTGCGCTTGGCGATCGACTGGCATCGTACCATCAACCGGAACGAAGTCATACGCGCCAGCGATTAGCTCGGGAGTGACATTTACATACGCGTTAGCGCGGTCCATCAAGTTACCCGCAATGCGGAAGTTCTGCTCTTGGTCGTAGAATTGCTGCGTGGAGGACAGCAACTTGGCCGCGTGCGGGGCCCAGCCCTGGGCGGAGAAGATCTCAGCGTTGGTTTTGAGCCTGTTTCCGCCGTAGGTGTTGGATGAGCGAATTTCCGATGCAGACTTCCTTCCGCCTTGGTTAATCATCCCCATGATGTTTTCGTTGACGCCCGAGAGCTGCGCCATAAGATTCATCACTGCGCGGGCGTCACCAGTTAAGTGGTTCTGCGTAACATCAACAAATTGCAGTTGCGAGATCGCCGTGCGCGGATCAGAGCCATAACCCGCCGGCTTCATGCGAATGACTCGACCAGCTTGGTTATCCGCCACGTCCTTCAGCACGACGCGACTCGGGTCGATAACGAGCTGATCGTTGAGCATCTTGCGTACGTTGTAGAAGTGCGAGTTGAACAGCCACGTCAGGGTATCGTTCAGCGGCGACAGCATCTCGAGCATCGAACGCTTGAACAAACCGTAGGCGTCAAGCTCGTACTCCATGATGTCGAAGGGGTACTTGTTGTGGTTGAGGCCAAGCGGCCAGCAGCCAATCACAATCGTCCCGTTGCCGAGGGTGAAGCACCACTTTTCAGGGTAGGTGGATTCGCCCAGCCCCCAATCACGCGGGATTAGCTCGACGTACATCTCGAGCAACTCAACATAGTCCAGCTTCGTATGCGGCGTGCCACCAGACTGACCGGACGACGCCAAGCCGCGGGATTGATTGGGGAGCTGATTGCGCGGCGAACCTGTATCCCGGCGCCAATTCGAGGGCGTGCTGCGCTCGAGTTCAGCAATGTTGAAGTAGTATCCGGCCGCTTCACGCTTCTTGATGAAGTTCCAGCCGACTTCAACGTAACGCCCGACGAACTCGCCATCTTGAAACCGGCTGAGCGGAACGCGCGGGTCAGGAAAGAAGTCTTGAGGGCGCACATTATAGACGCGATTGCCCTTGTACCCAGGAACTTCAATCGTCCGCTTGATCTTGCGCTCGGAGCCGGGGATCGTCACGCCCATGAACTGGATAGGTTCCTTAACGATCTCCGTCACGCGATGGAGTTCCTCGTCCCAGTACGTCCCGACGACGCCCATGCCATACTTGCCGACGTCGTGCAGCCACAAGTAGTAGGGCAGCAATGCTCCGCCGGTCTGGACTTGGTAGTCCATAATAGCTTCGACAGCCTGCTCGGCATCCGCTGAATAGCCGTGCCGGCCGATGAACTGATGGACCGGACTCCGCGAGAGAAAGACCGACGACCAGTACGTGTGCGCGGCCAACATCTGCGCGTAGGAATACGGCACGTTGACTGTGACAAATTGCGGCTTGCCCTGAGCTTTGAGCGCCTTGCGCTGTGCCTCGATCTCCCGCGTCGGGACGTAGAGCAGCGCTTGATCCTCCGCATCAGCCCAGGCGGCATAACGCGAGCTCATCCGTTCGCGGGAGAACTGCCAGCGCGAATTAACCCCATCGCGGATTTTGTTATGCTCCGGCGAATTGTACGCCAGTTTCTTATAGATCACGGGCATGCTTCGGCAAGCTCCAGTTCGGGGATATCGCTCTCATCGTCGAGGATTTCATCGTAATCCCCCTCATAGGTGACGCCCTTCGCATTCAGGACGATTGCCATAGTCACCGCATCAAGGACGTCCTTCAGCATTTTAACACCTGGACGATAGTTCTCGTACTGCTCACGGAACTTGACGCAGGCGCGGTTAACGTGCAATTCCTGAAACGGGGCGCAAGACAGCACAGCTTGCAGCATCCGATCGTCTTTGTTACGCTTGTCGTCAACTCGGAAGATCGGGCGATACATCCGCTTCTCGCGCATTTCCTTCTCGAGATACCAGGCAAGAATCTTCTGATACTGGACAGTCTCGACGATCACACCCTGGATCGGGTACATCCGCGCCCACTCGAAGAACTTGGCGCAAGCCGCATCAGGCATAACACCGCGTTCGGCAAACTCCTTCTCGACAAAAACCTTCTTCTGCCAGAAACCAACGAGGACAATCGCAAACTCGGCGGCGGCCGGATCATCACTCGAGGCGGGGTCCATCGCAATCATCCAGCGGATATTCGCCGGAAGCACGTCGATCGGCTGCAGCCATTCGATTCGGAACGACGCCATCTCGTTCGAAACTAGCTTGCATTCCTTCTCGCGCATCCAGACAGCAAGTTGATTCCGCGCGATATAGGATTCCTTCTCCGCCTTGAGAAAATCCGTGGGAAACTTCTCCGGCCAGACCGACTCGCCCCGCTCGTCGAAACAGGAGTGAACAATTACGTTCCAGCGTGGATCTTTCCTACACGTCTCAATAATGTCGTCTTTATCCTGGGGCGTGGCTAGCAGCACCAGACGTGGATCACTTGCCTCCGTAGGGGCGGAAAGCGACTGGGCAAGCGCACCGAAAAAGAGATTAGAGCTCTTGGCACGTTGGTCGGGCGACCCAGCGCTTTCCTCATCGTCAACGTCGTCAGCGACAATCAAATCCGGCCGGAAGTCGTCGAGGTTGATGCCTCGAATCTGGCCAGTCATGCCCACCGCAACGACGTAAATAGGGTACTCGTCAACTCCGTGAATGATCTCGATCTCGCCCTCGGACCACTTCGAGCCCGGGCGAAGCTGGAATGCCTCGGCCCACAGAGTGTTGTACTGCACCTGACGCTTGAGCCAACGAACAGATCTGACCGCGTGGGCCTCAGCCTTACTAACCATCATGATCGTATGGCTAACTCCATAGGCGATCCGCTTCGAGGTGAAGAGGCGCGTCAGCGACGTCTTGGCCCCATCGCGGAAAATCTCAATTCCGACGTAGCGCTGCCGAGGCGCTTCCAGCCCCGCCCATACTTGCTTGTGGAACTCGGGGATTTCCTGCCTGACAGTGCGGGGAAAGAAGAACTTGGAATAGAACGCCGAGTCCTCCGCACCGAGTTGGACTGCTTCTGCGAGACTGACCTGGGCATTGTTCATGGACGCACCTGCGATGCGGATAGGCTACGCGTAAATACGTCCAGGCTACGCGTAAATACGCCTGCTTCGCAGGTAGGCTTAGCGCCCATCGTAGATGTGGACGTTGAACTGCCCTCTCCGGGGATTGTCCGGGTAGGCGCAGAGCGTCGGAACCCTGTCACAAAGTACTGCTGGATCATACCAGTGACAGACTTCCACGCATTCGAACTCGTAAAACCCGCCGAATAGACTACGAACCACAGGGAGATAAAGGCCGAAAAGACTGCAGCAAGCGTCATTAGTATGTCGGAGTTTAGCTTCGACAATCGTAATGAGACCTTTATGCGGGTTGATGATGAGACCGTCGGGCTGGCACCACTTGGCTCCTTGCTCGTCGTAGAAGTGGAACCAAGGGGACTGCAAGTATCCGGCGTAGCGCTGGCTGAATTCTCGATGCACCCGCTCTTCGTAGAGTTGGCCGCGTCGACGGGCGCCTGTGACGGCTGCTGTGCGGACGAATCCCGGTGTCTCGAGCTGTAAGCGCGCATGCCGAATCTCACCCTTTGGGAAGTTGCGAGGCATCGATAGTCACCGGGGCACTTAGTCCGAGCATTTTAGCTCGAGCGGTTTCAAGAAGTGATTTGTCCACTCCGTGGAAGTGAATCGCCGGAGCATTGACGCTGGTATTCTGATGAACGGGGCCAACGCCTTTAGGAGAAATGTGGCCCGTACCTTGCAGCGCCAGCTTCACCGTATCACGAATTTCAGAATGATTCTCCTCCACTCGGACCTTTTCCAACAACCTTTGCAGGCCAATCGCCGCGAGATCTTCCAGCTTTGCCGCCACCGCCCGGGCCGATGCCGCGCTGACCAGGGCCTGCCGCTCCATCAACCTCGCCTTGAACAGATCGTTCCCACTCAGCGCGTTGATATAGCTTACCGAGTACTTGAAGAACGCGGCCACATCCGCTGCCTTCGCTCCCGGATTGGCAACCATGTAATCTACAATTTGCTCATGCACCGCATTGAGCTTTCCCGCGACTAAGGCGCCCATTGTGGACTCCGATCTGTGGCTTGAGTGGGACTGTAGCCTAGGGTCGCGGCCCCGTCAATGCTAAACGTGCGACATTTCATCTAACGTTAATTGCGCAATTCATTATTCAAACTGGCGCAATTACGCGAGATGACTATCGTGAAGGGGTAGGCCCCCAGCCGAGGGGAGGTAACGGGGCAAGGCAGCGGTGACCGTCGGCGGACTGGTGAACGGTGTTTAGGGATTGGGTGTGGTTCAGCGGATGAACGCGAGGCGGACCTGCAGGGGCAGTTCGCCATCTGGGACCGGTGGTGCGAAAGGTAAACGCTGTTCAGGGAATGGGCGGTGTACTTGAGACGATCGCTGGGCGGAAAAGAATCACAACAGCGGGGAAAATAATCGCGAAAAGTTGTTGACGCGGGCGACGGATGGGATCAGAATGGGTTCGTCGGATCGGTGATGGTGATGGGTTGATCCGGCGCGTTCTTTTACATTTCTGAGGAGTGCAAGCATGGATGTCAATTTCGACGGGAAGGTGGTTTCGTTCGGCGACAAAGCGCGGATGAAGTGGGAGCGGTTTGGCGTGACATCGGATCGGCTGGTGGTGTACTTGCGCCATGGCGTGAAGATGGAGTTCCGCGTCGCGGACTTCCCCGGGGATGTTCTTCACCTGGCGCTGTTGCACGGGCTAAAGCAGAAGCTGGGCGACGAATGCGCCAGCAACTCGTTCTCGGAAGATGACGAGGATAGCCTGCGCAAGATGCGGGATAGGCTGGTCGGTGCCGAGTGGTTCGCAAAGGAGCGCGAATCGACCGGTGGGATGTTGGCAGAAGCCATCTTCCGCGTAATGGGCGGGGATAAGGTGAAGATTGCCGAGAAGCTCAAGGCGATGTCCGCGAAGGACAAGGCCGCACTGGAATCGAATCCGAAGATCAAAGCAATGATGGATGCGATCCGGGAAGAGAAGGGCAAGGACGTCGCACCGATCGATGATGACAAGCTGGAATCGCTGTTCAAGTAGAGCGGCACGGGGAGCACGTCAGCGGTTTGGCGTGCTCTCCGGGCAATTCTGCCCAAGAAAGGAGAATGGAAATGAACAAGACCAAGGTGATGATTACCGCAGCTGCCCCGGTGGAGCTGGATACCGGCTGGGAAATGTTCGGTCCCCGTCGGTTTCGCATCGTCGGTGGCGGTGACGGGATCAGGCTGCAAATCGGCATTGATGAACGCGAGCTGCAGGGGTACACGTTGGACAAGACCTTGTCCAATATCCGGCGCATGCTTGACGTGTTGCGCGAGGACGGGCACCAGATCGACGTGGAACTGATCGAGACCTGCCGCGCGGTTCGGATGACATCGATCTAACCGACGAGCGTTGGCGGGCGGGTGGGCTGCAGGTCGGCTCCCCGCCCATTTTTTCGCCCGGGAAGCAGTAACAAGGGCTCAGAGGCTCGCGGGCGAAGGGCGAATGGGGGCGGGTAGGCGTGTGTAATTGAGGTGGGGTTAAATGAGTAATTGTCCCCATTCGTGCTAATTCGCCATATAGCTCAATCGTTCCCATCCATCCGCCCCAAATTCGCCCCATAATCCGCCCATCATTCGCCTAATGCTCCCCATAAAACCCCTAACGCGGCATGCAGGCTATGAGACCATTCGTGCCCCCCCCCATATACGTGAAATGGGTACGGCCTCAGTCATTTATATTTTTTTTTTCTTAATTACTGAGATACCCCTATACAATGCGCAATTTATCCCTAGGGTGGGCACGAATGCACGCATAGCCGGCATGGCGCATTAGGCGCAATTTGGGGCGATTATGGGGCGGATTTGAGGGCTTGACGGGCAAATGCGGGCGGTATATGGTCGCAATGCGGGGCAAATGTAGGGCAAATGTAGGGCAAATGTAGGGCAAATTTGGTCAAATGAATTACACATTTATCTCAGGAGTCTAACCATGGCGCGCTATTCAAAATTTCCTAGCAGCTATCCAGCCGTGCTGCATGAGATGCTCAAGCAGGATCCGCCGAGAGAGGCGGAGATCGAGTTTGACTCTCAGGCAGAGGCAAAGGCGTTTCGGTTTAAGTTTTGGGGACTGCGCAACGCATTGCGCTCGGCGATGGAGAATGGAGAACTGAGCTGGAAGCGCATGAGGGATCGGGCGGATTGCACCGAGGCCGGGATAAGGCCAGGACAAAATGGAAGGTGGGTAGTGAAGTTTACTCCGAAGGAGCTGGTCAATGCCGTAGCGGAATACCGGATTACCTACGGTCGAGCGGTGCAGCCCGGAACGGGACTTAGCTATGGCGAGAAGGAGCTGAAAAAACTGGCGGAAGAAGGCGAGAGGAAGTTGATGGAGCGATTCTCCCGCGAAGCGGATGTGCGACACGAGAGCGCCGAAGCGCAGCCCTCGAAGAGTCTTAATGAACTGATGCGGGAAGAAGCGGAGAGAGATGATGAATGAGCTCAATGAAGGCTCGGCAAAGCGCACAATAGGGATGTTTTATATCGCGACGGAGTGGGGATTTTTGTGCGCAGATGGGCGGTTTGAACTCGACCTGCGCCGCGCGACGAACTACGAATCGTTCTCCGCAGCTAACGCGCAGGCCAAGAGCTACTCAACAAAGGGCCGGATGAGGTTTAGTTACTGGGCCATCGTCAAGCCGGCCGTTTGGGAAAACCTGCGCAAGGATGACGTCAAACCGCTGGGGGAAAGTAGTTGCGAATAACTGTTGACACGCACGCGATCAATCATTAATGTTCAACGGTCGCGCGGGGCAATCCCGGCCGATACAACCAGTCAATCCAATCCAACTCAGAAGGAGCTTTACAATGACTCAAGTCGAACAATCCGAAACGCAAGGCGCTGTCGAAACCCCGTCGAACAAGGTGTCGGTTACCTTCCCCGATGGTAACTCGTTCGAGTTCTCCCCGCGGTTCAAGAGCAAGAAGGCCGTCGATGCCGAGGGGAAAATCGTAACCTTCTACGTGCGGAATGGGGCACAGATCCAGGTCGAGCTCAACAAGATCCCGGAGTCGGTGCAGCTGCAACTCGCCCTGCACGGCATCGCGCAGAAGGTCGGGGATGACGCCGCGGGAGTCGAGGACCCGGACGACATCGCCTCGGCGTTTGAAACGATGCGCGACCAGCTCTACGCCGGAACGTGGTCGAGTGAGCGCGCCAAGGGCGAATTCACCGGGGCTTCGATGCTGGTCCGCGCCGTGGCGGAAGTCACTTCGCAGCCGGTCGAGAAGGTCAAGGCGCGCCTGGCCGAAATGTCCGCTGCGGACAAGGCCCAACTCAAGGCCAATGCGAAGGTCAAGGCCGTGATCGAACGCCTCGAGGCGGAAAAGCTGGCCAAGGCTGGCCCGGTCGATTCGGAAGCGCTGCTCAGCTCTTTCGGCGGTTAATACCTGCGCAAGCAGGCGGTTTTACGCATTAGCCGCGCACATGCCCACAGGGATTAGTCTCCGCCCTGTGGGCTTTTTTACGCCCAACAGTTATTGGGATTACTTGCGAATTTCTGTTGACGGGCGCAATTCACATGTGGTTAAATGCACATTGATCGATGCAATCCCGCCTCGACCAGCCCTTTCCCCAGGAGCGCAAGTCATGCCATTAGACACCCTGTACATCGGCGAGTCACCCGCAAACGAGCCCTGCGCACAATTAGGCAGTGCCGAATACAATCGTCGCGCGTTTCGTGAGATTCAGGCCTACCGCCGTCAAATCCTTCGCCACTACCCTATCCGTTCCGCGAGTTGCAAGTTGATCAGCAAGTCCTGCCCGCACGATTTCGGCACGTATCAGGCGCTATTTGCCCAATACGACCCTGAAAGCGAAGCCGCAACTGAATGGGCCTTTGACATCGAAGGCGACGAACTTGGAGTCCTGTATAATTGGGACGCCGAAGCCCGTAAAGAGTTGGACCTCGACTAGCGCCAACTCGTTAATTGGGGCCGGCATCCCGTCGGCTCCACTTTCCCAGGAGTTTCATCATGGCCAAGAAGCCCTATAACAACGAACCCAACCTTGCCAAGGTTGCCAACCAAGCCCGACAGCAATCGGCAAGTGTTCTCCGTTATCAAGTCTGCGTGTTCGACGCGCACAACAAAGTGTACACGCGCGCCAGCTACGCATCTCTCCCCACCGCTGAAAAGATCGCAGCCAAGGCCGAGGGCAAGGCGCAAATCTACGACAACGTCCTCCGCATGCGCATTGGCGGGCAAAACCTGCACCGCGGAGCTTAATCATGCGAGCCTGTCACAACTGCGTCCGCATGCGAGTTATTCCAGTCCTTGCGGTTGACCCTGCAAATGATTCGCAGATCATCCGCTACACCTGCGCAAAGAACCGTTTTGTCTCGGTCCAGCCCCAAAATCCTGACGAACTCCGCGCCCTGCTCAACCAAGCCGCTTTCTGCCCGCACTACAAGGAGTCCTGATGAACCTCGACGACATGCTCGGAGTATTAATCTCCGAATCGCAACAAGCCAAGGCCCAGGCCAAGCAGGCAAAAACCGTTGCTAAAGCCTCAAAGCCCGCGCCGTCCGACAATGCAGCATCGTTAATCCTCGAGAACCGCTGGACGGCCGTCAGTCTCACCTTCGTCAAACTCACGCAGATTTGTTCCTGCGGCGCTGAGCACCACTCGTCCCAAGGGCTGTTCGTCCGCCAGCACAATCGCGCCCACGCATGGAGGACTGTCCGCACCCCCTGGGACCACGAGCAATACAAATCGCTCCCGCGCACCATCGAGGAAGTCGTCGAGTCCATCGACACCTGCCATGAGTGCTTCGCCGTCGATCAAATCCTCGCCATCTTCTCCGAACCCATTTCTCACCGTCAACAGGAGCTGCCACTGTGAATAATCTCGCAATTAGTCTTATTCAGGCCGTCAAACTCACCGATGAACGGCTTTATCAGTCCATGATCTGGGAACTCGAGGCGCGCGCATGGGCCGACCTCGACCCGCGGCACCTCATTTCCGGTGAGGATTCGTTCGCATCCGTCGTCAATTCCAAGCGCCTTGCGGGCGCCATCATCGCCCTTGAGCAGCTGACCGAGGCAAATCTACTCGAAAAGGATTACCTCATCAGCAAGTTCACCGGCTACGCGAATAACTATCGCGAACGCTTCCTCGCTAATGCAAAAGAGCTGGGCACCTCCCCCGAAGCAATCGAAGAACTCCTTAACTGGTACAACTTCTACCAGACAACCATCACGGACATCCTGAGCGAGACACTTCACCCCCGTCCGAAACTCGAGCCGGAAGTCAATGCCAGCTCCGCAGCCTGAGCAACAAGTCCTAATCCTCCGCGTGCTCTTGCCCATCGCCGCAGATTTAGTCGGCGAGCGGGCAAGAATCATCGCGGTCTTCCAACCCCAGACCGAAGGCTATTACTATCTTCGACTGGAGCTTCGCTCCGGCAAGTTCCGCGGAAAGGAAGTCTCGGTCCATTGCAAGATCAGGCTTAGCTCGACTAACGTCTGCCGATGCGACGCCCTGCCATACCCGCACAAGGCGCTGTCAATCTCCGACTGCCGTGCGGGCAAACTTCAGGAGAATTAGTCATGCACCAATACGTCTGCGATCTGTGCAAAACCCCAGTGGGAAAAAACGACAACTACCACGAGATTCAGATCTCCGCGAAAAAGGTCGATCCGAACAGGTACGCCACCGCGAATACCTACAACTACTCCCAGATCTTCCACGCATGCAAGCCCTGCTATGAAAAGCTCCGCTTGCCGCATAGTGCAGCCGAAATCAACTCCCCGACTTTTGGCGAGCAACTCACCGGGCTCATTCAGTCCATCGTTGCTGACGAACTTGACAACAGGAGCTAAGATGCCTAAGCCCAAAGGAGATGAGTTGGTCCGCTGGAACATCTCCATTCCGAAGGAACTTGCAGATGCTTTCGATGAAATCAACCACAACCCTGTGCTCGAGCGCGGCCGCTACGGTGCTCGGTCGAGCTTTGTCGCTGGCTGCGTCCGCGATTTTGTCATCAAACATACTCGGCATGACGCAGAGCGAATTCTTAACAAATTCAAGGATCTGTAATGGGAAACTTCTACGCCCCACGCGACGGAGTGACCTTCGACTACGAACTGCCCGATGGCGTGGTGCTTACTGTCCGCGCGTCACATTTCACCGAGGATCGTTCCGTCGGCGTGCCCCTCGCCGCTGAGCGCCTCTCCATCCACGGCCCGGATGGTAAAGAGTTCCCGCTTGAAAACGACACCGTTCTCGCCATCTCCACCCGTGCAACTGAAATCTTTCTCGGAGAGTAATCATGCAAATCCCTTTCACTGCTTTGTTTTACACCAGAATGTGGGGTCCGTCCGTCAAGCAGATGCACACGCGCGAGGAGTTCCTCGCTGAGGCCGCGGCCAAGACGGATCTGCACTATGCCCATCTGGTCGACAATACGAACGGCACAGTCGAGCTAACCATCGACAAAACCGTCACCGATCCGTCCACTCCGGGAATCTACGAATGAAATTCGATCTTAACGCAGCCCTCAACGGCACCCCGATCTGCCTGCAAGATGGCACCCAAGTCGAGCGATTCTTCGTCGATACGGACTCCGTCCCAGCCAAGATCAAAGTCAAAGTTCTTGGTCAGGTTGGGCTTGAGGTCTACAACCTCGACGGCACCAGCGAATCGCCTAAGTTTTATCTCATTATCAAGGAGCCCACCCGCAATGTTTACATCGTCCTGTATCGCGCGAATGAAGCTCGCTATTTCTACACTCTCGAGGCAGCTACTGCCGCGGCAGCTCGATCCGACTGCGTCGGTCCTTACGCCCTCGAAGTCCAGCTTCCGTGGGCGGCTCCGCAACTTCCTTTCGCGAAATGAAATTCACCCAGGTGATGCAACCGTCTTCGCTATCGCTGTCGTATTTTTCCTCGTTGTATTTATCTCTGGAGCCCTCAACCATGGACCTTTCTAACAAATTCGTCGAAGACTACCAAGCGTGGACCCTCACGCGCGAGAAGCCTCTAACCGGCGCCGCACGTGCAGATCATGCCGTGCTCGGGTTCATCACGGAGATCGGCGAGTTGCTATCTGGGCTCAAGCGTCACCTGATCTACAACCAAGAGTTCAACATGCTGAACCTCATCGAGGAGATCGGCGATTGCTGCTTTTACCTCGCCATGTGCGCCAACATTGGCCAGACTAGACTCGAACCGATTTTCGTCTACGAGCCCTCGGTCGGAACTGAATCTGCTGACACCATCGCAGTAGCTTTAGATTGCATTTCAATCCTTGAGCCGCAGCTATACAACCTCCGTCTGGGTAAAGCTAATCGCGTCCCGCTCAACCACATCCTGGCCAACTTGCAGTGGCTACTTCTGGAAAACGGCTGCTCGCTCAAACAGTGTCTGGACTTCAACCAAGCAAAGCTGACTACGCGCTACCCCCTCGGCTATACTGACGAGCACGCCAAGCTACGACTGGACAAGCAAGGAGAACAAACATGAGCGATAACTCCGGCTCCGGCTACGGTTTCAACTACGGTTTTAGCTGCGGCTCCAGCTCCAGCTAATCAACAGATCAACGGACGGGCAGCACGGAAGGACGTGCGGGAAGTTCGGGAACAAGCGAACGCATGAGGGCGGTAACGCCTTGGATGTTCCGGGCATCAACACAATCAGCGCGAATGCGCCGTCATCGAGACGCGGAGTGATGCCGCAGCGGGTTTCGAATCCCGCCCCGTCCACCCAACAGGAGCAGCGAGATGAAGCAGAGCGATACACCGAGGACGGAAATAGCCGAAGGCAAAAGGCTGAATCCGTACTTCAAAGGAGCAGAGAAATGACGACCGATCTGAAGGCTATGGTGATCTACCACGGCAAGTGCCTCGATGGCTTCACCGCTGCGTGGGTAGCCAACTGGGCGTTGTCGCTGCAATCCGAACCGCCGCAGGAGTGGGTGGTCGATGCGGTCCCTGCGCAGTACGGTGACGCACCTCCCGACGTTACGGATCGTGAGGTCTTCATCGTGGACTTCAGCTACCCGCCCGAAGTGCTGCGCGAGATGGCGGACAAGGCGCTCCGTGTCCACGTCATCGACCACCACAAAACCGCCATCGAGAAGTTGGAAGGGTTCGATCACCCCGACGTTGTGCCGCACCTCAGCACCGAGCGCAGTGGCGCGTATCTGGCGTGGGAGTATTTCTTTGGCGACCAGCACGTCCCGCGCATCGTGGAGTACGTGGATGATCGCGATCGTTGGGTGTTCAACAATGTGGGCACCAAGCCTTTCAACGAGGCACTGTTCTCGTACCCGCAGAATCTCGTCAGCTGGAACTTCGCCTACGCTTCTCCGCACAGGCTCGTTGAAGACGGGCGCGCCTTCCTGCGCAAGCAGGAGAAGGACATCAATGCCAGTATCGAGGTGGGGTTGATGATCAGTGAGATTGGCGGGTTCTCCGTGCCTACCGTGAACACGGCAATCAACATTTCCGATACATGCCATACCCTGCTGCATATGTTCCCCGACGCGCCGTTCGCTGCAGCGTGGTGGATGCGTAGTGACGGCAAGCAGGTGTGGTCCCTCCGGTCCCGCAACGGATCGGATGTGGACGTCGCTGCTATCGCACAGAGGTACGGCGGTGGTGGGCACAAGCACGCCGCAGGTTTCACTGGCAACAAGGTGGAGGTGGATAAATGAACTCCGATAAGAGAACCGGACAGCCTGTGAAGCAAGTCACCGCTTTGGGCTGGCGCTTGGCCCGCGACCTTGAGCGCGAACTGTCCGCCGTCAAACGAGAGCGCGACGAGGCGCGCGCAATTGCCAATGATCGCGACGCTATGGTCGATCACAGAGATCGCGCTTTGACCGCGATGTATCAGCGTGTCGATGTCATCACCCAAGAGCGCGACGAGGCGCGGGCGGAGGTGGAGAGGATGCGGGGCGCGCTGCGTGGCCTGCACGATGACATCGTCGAATATCAGCGCATCAACCACCTTGGCGGTTACGACAACCATTGGATGCTGGCTGCACGCGAAGCCCTTGCCGCAACGGAGGCGAAGCCATGAGCATCGACGAGGTGATGAGAGTCGCCAACGATTTCGGCTTTTCGCCGCTATTGCGCCACGTAATCGAGCAGCACGTCGCGGAGGCGGTCGCGAGGGAACGCGAGGCGTGCGCCCAAACGTGCGAGGACGCCGAGCTACTGGACCGACAAAGCCGGGAAGACACGGCCTACTGCGAAGCTGTCAGTCACTGCGCAGACCTTATTAGAGCAAGGGGAACGACATGACCCGCGACGAGACCATCAGCATGGCGCGGGAGGCGGCTAGTCAATAGATCAACGGACGGGCTACCCGGGGTTAGTTCCGGGCACCAGCGGGCCTAGGCAAGTGCGCTCGCGCCGGAAACGGCGAGCACATGGAAAAAATATCGGCGAAGCCAGCGAGCACAAAGCGCCGACGCAAAGGAAGCGGGACCAGACGACCCGCCCCGTCCACCAACACCGAAGGAACGACATGAGCATCGAACAGGAAACCCAAGCCGCGGGCGCGGACCACGAGCCAAATAGACTGCCGTCCCACGGGTGTAGCAGTCTGTGTTCGCCCGACGAGACCTTTTGCGCAATCACAAAAGACGGAAAGTGTGACGCCCTGGATAGGAGCTGCGATGCAGCCCTCGCCGCCACGGAGGCGCCATGAGCATCGACGAGCGAATCAGTGACGCACTGTTCGACTACTGCATTGCGTGGCGAGACCGCGCAAGTGCCGTGCAAGACAAAGTAGAAACAGAACTCCGCACCGCGATCGAGCAGCACGTCGCGGAGGCGGTCAAGGCGGAGCGGGAGGCGATTGCATCCATTGGGGACGAAAGAGCGAAGGCGCTTCTAAGCGTCATCGGGCTGGCGGTAGTGCCGAGCGTGGTTATTCAGCGGGATCGAGCGGAGCAATGGAGACTGTATGCCGCCGCTATCCGCGCCCGCGCGGAGAAGGAGAAGGAGACGACATGACTGATCGCGAAATGCTGGAACTGGCGGCACGGGCTGCTGGGATTGAGTTGACTTGGAACTCTATGGTTAACGCTTCGCGGAATCCGATCATCAAGTATGTGGACGCCTATACATACGATGAATGGAACCCACTAGATGACGATGGTGACGCGCTGCGGCTGGCGGTGAAGCTAGAGCTAATCCTGTGCGTACGGAGAGAGGGTGTAACTGATGCCACGATGCACGCCCCAAGAACCGGAATGACGCCATACCTGTCGTTCCTTGAGCAACACAAAGATGACCCCTACGCCGCCACCCGCCGAGCAATCACCCGAGCCGCTGCGGAGATCGGGCGGCAGATGGAGGAGGCGAAATGAGCAAACTTCGCGAAGCAGCGAAAGAAGCACTGCGCTGGATGGAACATGCGCGCCTGCATCTGACCATCAAAGAGCGGATGCACCCCGACGGATTAAGCCTGTACGACAGTGCGGCCGAAGCCCTCCGAGCCGCCCTTGCGCAGCCGGAGAGCAGACCTTGCACCTGTCATCCAGACGACAATCCACCGCAGCCATGCGCTCAACGGTACGCTCTGACAGAGTGCAAGGCCCTCGCGCAGCCGGAGGCTGAGGCTGGCGTTTCTTGGGGTGGCCACAATGTACGAGGCGACGCCGACAGCATTGCCGAAGTGCGCCGGCTAATTGACTTCGAACAGGCACGGCAAGGGGCCAAACCGGCGACGGGAGGTGACCTTCGCGTCTACGATGCAATAGCTGCGAACTATAACGCGCAGCCGGAGCCGGAGCCGGAGCCTGTGGTCATTGGCCCTGAGTGGACGCCGTGCGTAAAGCTGCCCATTACCGTCCATGTGCGCGAACAGCGCCCCGACGAACAGCACGTGTCCACGCGTGAGGGCATCACTCCGGTCAAGCCGGATGACCTCATCATGCGAGGCGTCGCGGGCGAGGAATATCCGATCGGGCGTGAGTTGTTTGAAAAGACGTATCGCATCGGAGCCCACCCGCCCCGCGACGAATGGCGGCCGGCGAGTGAGCCGCCGGAGGACTTGCGGCGGCGAGTCATTGCGTGGCGCTCCCCTCCGCAGAGACAAAGCGGTACGTGGGTCGAAGCCCTATACGACGACGGCGCATGGGTTACACGCGACGGGATTGCCCACGACATCACCCATTGGCGCGACGTGACGCCGCCGATGGAGTCACCCATCGCCGCCAAGTGCCAACGCATCGAAGGAAGCGGCGAGATCTGCGGGCTTACGCCGCCGTGTCCGGACTGTGGA